ATCCTCATCATGACCACTATTCCACAGGCGGGAATTGTGTTCACTTACTGGGTCATTGTTATTCAGAGTAGTCAAAGACTTCTCAATATACCATTGACCAGTCGGCCCCTTAAAAAAGTGGTCGAAGTACCTTACCCAAGGAAGTTCTTGACCTTCCATTGCGGGTAGAAAACGAATTTGTGCGAATCCATTACCGTTGTCATCAACAGTAGGTTTCCACATGCGTTCGTCATCATAGGATTTTTTCTTGGAATCTCCACCACCAGTTAATTCCTGAGCGGCAGATACGAGTTTACTAACATCAGCTGAGTTAGATTTTAGGTTTGCAAAAGACATAATATTTCTCCGTATTTATTTGTATATTTTTGTATTGCGTTTATCCACGTTATTCATAATATAGTTTGTGTATAGTAACACATCCATCAGGAAATGTCAACCCTTTTATTTATAAAAATGTTAACCTTCCCGATTCCATTCCTCGTGCTTCATGGTTTCTTTTTACAGAAACCTCGTAGGGTTTCCCCGACCAAGCAACAAGAACTGTCCTTCTTCCTTTTATAACTGGTGTCACTTCGTGATAATAGTTACTAGGGAAAAAAACTGTTTGACCCTTTTCGAGTCTTATAGTCCGAGAGGTTCCACCCAGTCTCGGCCCATATAAAATTAAATCTCCACCTTCGAGGTCATCTGTACAATCAATCATTGTAGAAGAACTCCACACTCTTCCACTAGGATTATGATTTACCCCTTCTTTTCCTTGAGAATCCATGTGTGTCTCAAAGAACATGCCTTCACCGTATTCCAATAAATCAAATTGGTTTATCTGACATGTATCGTCATCGACAAACCTATTAAACTTTGCGGTTATCAATGATGCATAACCTTCAGTATATCTATAATCATATACGAGGGTATCTCTTTTTTTCACATCTACCTTACCATCCATAACTACATTAGTATCGTACAGTAATGCTGGTCTAGGTTTGTTGTTCTTAGTAAAAGAGACTATTTGTTTCAAGTCCTTTTTACTAAGAATAAAATCTAGTCTTATTTTACTTCTAGATGCCATCGGGTAATGTATTTCCCTTCTCACCTATCAACATGTTTAACTGTTGACCTTCATGTTCAATACGTCCTTTTATTACAGGACTTATAAACTTACCGATATCTTCAATATCAATTTTGTTCTTCTCACAGATGTTTACAACTGCATCGATGTAACTACCACCCACTTCTTTTATATTTTCTTCTATCATTTTGGTGAGTCGTTTCTTAGTTAAGAAGTTCATTATATCACTATCCATTTCTTTTATCCATTTTGTGTTTACGCTATTTGCGTGAGTTCTGTCGAAGAACTGCATTGTCCATTCCTTTCAATTGTCTATTAATCTGACGAATCAAAATCCAACACATCAACCTCACTTTCAATTGACTTACGGCTCTTCCTAAGTCTTTCTTTTTCTGCAACAACATCGTCATCATGTTCTCTGCCCCAATCGTTTTCTAATTCTTGTGTCCACACATCACTGATATCAGGATACCAAGTTCCATATGTTCTCTTGGGTCTTCCATCAGAATGATATGCCTGTACCAAACAAATCTGTCTTATTTTACTTTCACGTTGTTCACCATATCTAAAGTCTAACCATACTCCATTAGTAAGATACTTTTTCATATTACTAATGTAAGTAGACAAGTCATGATATTCAGAACGTTCTTTAGATACTTTGGAATTCTTAAAGTTCCTTATACTTTTGAGTTCTTCACTACAAGTCTTGACCCACTGTTTTACTTTTTTCCAATGTAGGAAATGGTCATCGGGTAAATCACGAATAGAGTAATGGACGGATTTACTTCCGTCCAAACCCCGTGCCTCACGTGCAATTTTAAGACGTTCTACTGCCGCAGCTTTCTGTTCAGGAGACATGGGTTTCCTTTTACGGATAACCTTCTTCCTCTCAAATCCCATAGATTCCATCGCTTTCTCTTGTTTGAGTCTACGTGTCTCTGCGGATTTTTCTGCGGGTGTTAGTAGTTTCTTCTTTGCCATAGTAAGGTATACTTATGCAGTTTTAAAAGTTAACAAACTGTCCACTCGAAATGAACGCCAATCTTCTAAGTCCAAATCAAACACTCTTACCGCAAGTTGATTCTTTTCGGTATTTGCATTCGCATCAGTCTTAGGCATCTTCTCTTCAGGAATCATATCCTGTAGTAAAGTTGCTTTCATCTCACGGACTTCTCCGTCCTTCACTTTTGTAAACGATAAGTTTACCACACCTTCACGTAAGGTGTCAACGATTTCTTTATAATTAAGTTTCACTTGTTTCTCCATTAGTTTCGAGTTCCTTATCTAACTCCGTTAACATGTTCTCAATATCAAACGCCATTTGTTCATAACCATCTTCGGGTAACAAGTACTCAAAGAAACCAAGAACTGCATCATTCAATTTCTCGAACCTTTCTTTGTCGTGTTCAGACTCTTTACTCTTTTCATATGCATCAATCAAAGTCAATTGCATATTCTTAATAGTAATGTCATCTGCGGTTTTCAAATCGAGTACGACAGGGACTCCATTTATCGGTTCTAACTCAGGTGTATCTACACTTGCGTTATTATTTACTTCTACTTCTTCAGTCATCTTCTTCTCCATAAAAATTTACTTCCCAATCTTGATACGTATAAAACTTAAATATCAAGAATGATATATCTAAAACCCAACCATCACTAAAATCTAATTGGATAGATGGTGTTAACCATATTTGTCTTTCATATGTCCACATATTACTAAGACACCATACTCTTCCTTTCACTGTAACTTGCATTAAAATCCTCCGACTGCCTGTTGATACCACCACGGCATATCACGGTTAGTCCATTTTGCAAAGGACTTCTTTTCGTTTATATAGTAATAACGATATGCCTCTACAGGGTCTTCACGTTTACAATACTCAGGCATTGCTTGTGCGAATTTGGTTGTGGTCGCTGTCTGTTTGATATTGCGTGGTGCAAACCATAACTGACCACTAAGTTTGTCATCGGTCATATGTATCTTACCATAACGATGAGTGTACTCTTTACACAACGCTTTGAAGTGTTTATACAACCATCTATAGTTCTTGTCATTATCACGTACCCAAATATTAGATGGGTGATTGACATGAGATGCTTTGTACAAGAGTTCTTCTTGTGCAGTTGGTTTCAGTCTCCATCGTTTGATGTTGCGACCATTCTTAGTCTTATCCAAATACAAGTCACCATCTAGTACACGATGTGCAGTAGACAGAAGCTGTCCGTATTCAACAACCATCTTGACCACATGTTTATCACACATCATCTGTGCTGCAACATTAGGGTCTTTGTCTAGATGGAATATGTTCATAAGTGTGATATCTCTACAAGAAGTGTATCGACTTCACCCATTGTTAGGTTACCGATAACATCTTCAGTTATAGGTGTATTATAACACAAGGAACCATCTTTGTCAAGTACTGCAAGTTCATACAGTCCACTTTTACCACCGTAGGACATATCGTGTTTGATTACAGATGCACCATAACCATTATCAAACTTGTACTCAAGTTGATATCCATTGACTTCGGGCATGTCTCTTTTCTCGACCATGCATCCACCCTTCATTTCTTTAATTTCGCATTGCATTATAATACCCCTCTGCATATACCTTCACAAACCCAATGTTAGGTTCATTGTCCTGTTTTACTGCATAAAGTTCAGAACCCGTGAAAAACACACATGCGTCCTTCATTTCATCTAATTCAGTAACAAGAACAGAAGTCTTGATGGGCATTTTCCAATTACCCATACCCTTTGTAAGTTTATCGAAACTTTCTTCGAGTGCCTTATGGCGTTCAATTCCTACAAATGTCATCATACAGTTTCACCTTTTACATTATTATACAGGTATTCTATCAGACCCAACAGAGTTTGTCAAGTCTTTTTTTGATATGCATCTAATAAATCTTGACCCGTAAGTCTCTCACCCAAGATAATTTTCTCACCAGTAGATAGAGTTCTCTCGACATGACCATCATTATAGGTAATGTCTGTCACGCTCTTTCCACCCTTGGTATCTTCGGGTCTAGTATCATACCACATAGAAGAAAGAGAATGTGCATGGATGTTTTGTACACCCCTTGACCATTGCTCTGCTTCATATCTAATTCTTTGTTCTTTAACCGATTGGGTATACTGTGTCATGCTGCCACCTCATCAAGGTATCTCGAAAACTCATCATATGACATAGAACTCCCATCCATAAGATGTAACTTACTCTCATAGGAATCCCTACCAGTAGTGGAGTTGGACATAACCCAAGTCTCGACCTTTTGTGCAATCTCAGGTCTCATGTAACCATACTCACCATTAACGGAAGTCTTAGTTGCATGGAACTGCACCCCATCGAACTTAATCATGATAGGTGTTTCCCAAGGTTGAACGTGGTTAGTGATATCAAAATCACATGTATCGATGAGGTCAGAACCGAGAACATACTCTTCGTATGCCTCATTCTTCTCTTCTATGAGACTGAATACTAGTTCATAGAACCCCTCTGATTGTGCGTCCTCTATGGATACACCCTCGACCACATAGGTATCACCACCCTTATACTTCCAATAAGGTTCGTCCTTACCGTGGACATAATCCGAGTTATGTGCCGCATAATTTTCTCTGTGTTGGGTTTGAATCACTAGTTTCATAATATCTCCTATTTACCTTTATAACCAAGTTGTTGCATTGCGGGTTTTGGATGAACCCTATTCGCAAGTTCT